TCGTCCTTGACGAGGACCTTTTGTTTGAGAAGGAACACACCGTCCACTTGGCTGATGATCTGAGGGTGCAGGTCCTTGTCACAGTCGAGCTCGTAGCGGTCATAGCTTTGTTGGGAGACGGGGTCGGTGACCTCTCTGGTCTTAGCATGTGCTATGAGCAGCACATTCTTACCAGCAGCACGGAAGTTGTGGGCAACTTGTGTGAGGAGGTTGGTGAACTCCTGCCGCCACATCTTTTTACTTCTGCCGTAGTCCAGAGCCTCAATGGTGGTCCATCCCTTCTCCTTGCAGAGCTGGTCGGTGTGGACACGCTCTAGGGCTGTGAGGCTGTCAATGACCAGTGTGGTGAACTCTGCCCCATGCAGCGTGTTGAGTGCCTCTTTGAGGTCCTGGCCTTCTAGCGTGAGGCGAGCCACATCAAGGAGGTCTGTGCCGCGTTCCAAGTCCAAGAACACAGGATCGGGCGCTAGAGATGCTAGCGTGGTCTTGCCGACACCTGGTGCACCATACAGTATTGCGAACCATGGAGTGTGCTTCTTGCCTCGTGTGATCATGCGTGGAACTCCTACATTGTGAGACTCGGTCATCACACATTGTGGGGAGGGTGTCAAGAAAGTTTCTCGACGATGACGCGGGAGCCAATGGTGTCATGATCAAGCGCGATGGCTGAATTGATCGTTAACGTGATGGCTTTGGTGTTGCGCTTGAACGCGAGAAACGATGTGTCTGTGGCATGGGCAGCGCGGGTCACAAGACCAAGTAAAGGACAGGATGTTGGCCTTGTCATGATGTTGGTGCTCGCAAAGTCATCAACAAGGACCTTGGGAGGGAGATGGATGTTGAGATAGGTCAATGGGTTGTTGACCCTGATATCACTGATGACGTCTGGGAACCCGTCTTTGATATGGTGCCGGTGGAATCCTAGTATCTCAAACTTATCATCAACCATGGTGCCGTCACCCTTGCACATGAAATAGCGGCAAAAGAGCAGTACAGCGAAGAAGTCATCCGACACGCCTACAAAGGCATGGAGCCCCGATGTGATAGGACCCCTAGAATAAGGGTCGCTGTCTTTTGTTGAATTCATGCACCTCCTCATACTCCTTAAGAGTTTGGGTCATGTAGGTTTGTATGGTGTTCTTGGTGTTCAAAGACGGTCTAGACAAGGTGTAGTCGGGGGTCAGTGCTCCAGGGTAGTCGTGCCGCAGGAGACGCCCCAAGACCTCATTGAGATGCTCGTTGCGCTCTGTCCATGTTGGTGCATGGGTTGTGATATCGATAAGGGGGGCAACCTTCTGCTTGAAGGAGCTTGCAAATCTGTTGTCGTCAATCTCCTTGCCGGTGATGACCTTATCGATCATCTGAGACATGAGACTATGAGGGCAGAAGATGACCGTTTTATGGTGGTCATATCGGTCCAGTATGGGGTCAGACAAGGCAAGTTGGTAGGCTGGCAAGTGGATCTGGTTTGAGGAGCTGCCCACATGACTACGAAGTGGTGACGAGTAGGTTGATATGTACTGGTCTGACCTTGGGTCAAAGATGCGGTAGGCGATGCGAAACTCTGTTGGCGTGACGCCCTTTTCTCGTGGCCATGATGATGCGTGTGCAAAGATAGCAAGATGCATAAAGGCTCCTCTAAAATGGGAGTTGATGGGAAGGGTTTGTTGACACAAGGTGTGCGGTGTGTCAACATGAGTTTACCACTCAAGTGGTACCGTTCTATGCTTATGAACTAAGGGCACATGCCCGAACGCCTCAGCAGGGGGATCCGATTCCTCCTGCTTAATCGTGTCTAAAGAACACCTCATCACTTTCACCCAATGTTGTTGCCGATGCCGCTAACCGTTCGGGGTGGCTTGATAGCTCAGTCGGTTCGTGTGGGGTGTGGCTACCAGCAGCGGCACTTGAGTAGGCCACCCTGACACGCCTGACTGAGCACCTTAGTTGGCTGAACGGTCAAGAGACATCACCAAAATCACCAAGTCAAAACATCAAACTCTTTTCTATATTCTATACATTTTCCATACTATTTTATAGAAAAAGGGTTGGTGATTTTGGTGATCAACTTATTAAGTAAATAACACCATTGAACTATTCTGTTACATTTGATCACCAGAGACATCACCAAGTCATCACCAAAATCACCAAAACGCACCAGCAGCGTCACCCCTTGGGTGGCTCGTCAACCCTCACCCTTACCCTCAGCGTTCTGTTAATAAAGTTATAAAAATCAGAGCCTTCCAATGCTTTAACGTTCACCAACCCCCTTCGCCTGCCCCCTTGATCAACTTCGTAAGCAAGTACGGAATTCTGATTTTTTTCTTCTGTATTATTGAGAACTTCTAATGTTCGCGCTCGGATGTCGTGTTTAGTAAACTGACTAACCTTTCCGGCCAAAAAGGCTCCTAGGTCCCTCCTGTCAACAAAACTGCCTTCTTCTATGGCAAGATTATGGAGTATCCACCCGTCAATATCTTCGGCCATGTTCTCGATGGCTCGTTGAAACTCATGTTCCAACATCGGCACCACACCTTTGTGGTCCCTATAGACTTTTGCTGCATAGTTAAGCACTGATTCAAAATGCTTGTCCAAGTCCTCGCAAAACTCATCAAAGGTCATGCGCTCATCGACTGACAAGGATTTACTTCTAAGCTCGACCAACCTGCCCTTGGCTGCTTCTGAGTTTTCTATTTCTGCCTCTCTGTTGGTGGTGAACACCACAACGGCATGGTTCTCAAAAGAGAACTCCCCACGGTACAGCCTCCACGCCTTGAGGGAAGGGGAGCCAATGACACGTTTAAGGGCTGCTGTGATGAGCTTGCCATGTGTTGGTTCCTCCATGTGGACAAGTCTCCTACCGAGAAAGGCCATCATGCGCTTAGGGTCCTTGACCACATCAGGGTCAACATTGGCGTTGCCAGCAGCCCCGAGTTTGCGGCACAGGTAGTGCATTAGGGCTGTCTTGCCGTCGTTGCCCTTTCCGTACCATACAAATACAGACTTAGGCGTCTCTGTGGTGCAGATGATAAGGCCAACCAAGCTCATGAGCCTTTCAAACTGCCTAGATTGCCCCGTTTTAGGGTCATAGTCCTCCATGTGTGTGCGGTACTGTGTCATGACCTTGCCGAGCTCTGAAACGTCGACAGCGCGGTCATTAGACAGGTCAAAGGGCAACCTGTGCATGATTGTATCTTTGTCACTCTTAAACCCAAGGGGCTTGATGTTGCCCACGATCCTGTCTGGTGCCATACGCCTTGCGTCACTGACAGCCATGGCCATGACGTTCCTAGCGTCCGCCTCTGTGGTGATCTTGTTGGTCGTGGTGGCAATGGACCTGCTGATGATAGCCATGATCACGGTCTTCTCTGGCAGCCACTTAGCGGTGTTGGTGTCATCCACCTCAAACCATAGCGCGTTACTATCCTCGTCAAGCTGCACCACCCAGTTGAAGGGGGGTGCGAACAACATCCACTTTAGCAATGACTCTAAGTGTGCGTTGAAGGCGCTTTTCTTTTTGCCTTTACCACCAAATGATGCTACATTTCCCATGTTCATGAGATCCCTTTCTGCAATCTCCCATTGACCACCAATGGGGGATTTCTTTTTTACCACAGTTTGCCAAGCCCTCTCAAACACCATACAATCCATACATGACCAAGCGCGACCTCTTTGCAGATGCCATACCGGCTGCAGACTATTACAAGTCTAGCGGCAAAAAGTCTCGCGCCTCTACGGTCACTAAGTCACGCCTAGGCTACACCATACACGTTGCAGATTGTGACAAGAGAGACGTTGACGAGCAGGTCATCCAGCGTGAGATCTTAGACTACCTCCGTGACCGCGGTGCGTGGTCCCACAAGGCCAAGGCCGTCAACCTCGTGGGCTCTGGTGTCCTTGCACCCACACAGCAAGGTGTACCCGACATACTGGCCTGCTACGATGGTGTGTTCGTAGCCCTAGAGGTCAAAGCTGCCAAGACTGGCAAGCGTGTCTCTGGTGAGCAGGTGGCACAGATCCGCATGATCACAGAGGCGGGTGGTGTGGCTGCTGTCGTGTGGACCGTAAGGCAGGTCGAGCAGATCCTTGATGCTATTGACGAGTCAGTAGCTTGAGAAGGGGCTTTAGGCCATGTTCTAGGGCTGTCACTAGGGTCTCCTCCTCCTTGATGCCCATGACAGCACCCTGGCCAGAGTAGTGCAGTATGGCATGTAGAATCTCATGCAGCAGCGTGCCGTCTTGGTCCACATTTGGTGCCTCTGACAACCAGATCTCTCTCTTGTCAAAGTCGCAGTAGCCACACAGTTCAGCCCCGTCGCTGTCAAAGAGTCTGTCTTTGCGTCGCACCCGCATCCTGTGGCCTAGTACGGTCACACTAGATAGCTTGCGAGCCATACCAGCCCCTCCCGTCACGCACACGGACCACCTGCAGACTAGACACCCCTCTGTCCACGGTGAGCACACCGATGGCCTGTGACCAGCCTGTAGGTGTGGGTGTGTGGCTTGTGGTCTCCTCAAGGGAGCCGTGGCCTAGTGTGGCTGCAAAGTGCTCACCGTCACTCACATACTGCAGCCTGTGCGTGTGGCCAAAGATTGTGGACCTCTTGTACTTGGCAAGGTGTGTCATGGCCACATGCTGGTTGTAGTAGTAGCCGTGCATCAGGTAGCAGTCACCTAGCCTGCATGACTTCCATTTCTTGTAGGGGTGCCATACAAAGCGCACCTGCTTAGGGAACCGCTCTTTGATGTACTGCTCCACTGAGGTCACAAGCTGGTGTATTGGAGCCGCATGGCTTGCCACAAAGCGCCCTAAACGCTCCTCGTGGTTGCCCTCTATCTGGTGCCACACACCAGGCCCCATGGCCTTGCAGAGGCGGCGGACGACCTCTAGGTAGGTGTCTAGGTCTTCCACAACGGTCTCACGCCTAGATGGGTCCTTGGGGTAGCTTGACACCTGCCAGAAGTCCACAAAGTCACCAAGCTGCACAATGCCTGTGAGCTGGCCAGACTTGCGTATGATGCGTGTGAGTCTCTCGACCACAGCGATGTAGCTTGGGTCGTGGTAAGGGCAGTGAATATCTGGGATGATAATGTACTGCATAGGGATATTATGCCCCATGCGTAAGGTTCTCAGTGAGCCAAAATGTTGCCGACACTCAAATGTTAGGAGTTGCCATGCAAGCACACCTCATCTTCGACCTGCCAGAAGATCGCCAAGAGTACAAGATAGCCTCAGAGGCCACCAACTACCATGCTGCTTTGTGGGAAATATCTATGGCCCTCCGCTCGCTCCGCAAGTACACCGAAGGCACTTTAGAGGACCACGCCAAGGCCATCAGTCAAATTGCACAGATACTTGATGCTGTTGACCTCGAAGAAGCTTGACACATCACGACACATTATGTGATGACAATGGGCAAGGAGGCTCCCTTGCACCCAACGAAATGCAGCAACTTTCGCCGCAAGGGACCTCCCCAATGCGAGCTCTGCGGCAAGACCTTGCCCAAGGGCGTCACACCACGCAGACGTTACTGCTCTTGGCGTGAGAACCCCACATGCTACAACAAGCGTGAGAGAGCCAACAGAGTTGAGAGGGAGCGCAAGTGAAGCTTGAGGAGATCTTGCCTGAGATTCGCAAGGGTAGAAAAGCAAGGCGCAAAGATTTCGCAATGGTCGATTTAGATCCAGGCGACAAATACCTCGACTTGGATGTCGATGATTTGCTAGCCGACGACTGGGAGCTGGTGCCGGAGCTCATCCGCGTTGCTGACTACTTGATCCCGCTCATTCACCCAGACAACAAACGAGACTACTTTGTGAAAGAAACCCACCCCATCGGCCAGCAACCTGAGGGGGCTGTGATGGTGCCTGGGAGCGAGAGGGCATCGAATGACTGAGAAGAAATATCACCTAGCCCTAAGAGTAACCAACCGCGATGGCGACTCTCATGAGTTTGCGAAGGGCCTAGTTAGAGTGCTTCAACACTTTGACGCTGGTTTTGAGACTCTCAGCAACCGAAACATATCATACAAGGTTGACGGGACAGAAGTTCCCGAGGACGCCATGATCGTGGCCACACTGACCGTGCCAGATGCATCAAGGGTGCGCCGGTTTAATCTAGGTGAGGACTTCACAGAAGACCCTGATGGCTTTTGGGTTAGGTGGGTCGACGTAAAGGATCTGATTGATAGGGGCAACAAGTGACTGAAAGGGCCACAGACCCAAAATGGTTCAATGACATCTCAACCGCTAGGCTGCAACATGAATATAAATCGGTCTGTGATTACATCTCTTATTGGGAAACCGAGGCACAAGAGATGCCTGTTGTGTCTTTTAAAAATGACCCATTCCGCCCAGATCAAAGGCTTACAATTCTGCACATGATACGGGATGAGGTTGGGCAAGAACTGCTAGCAAGGGAGAGGCCCAATGACTGAGATCAATCGGTACAGATTAATGACCATTGACCTTGAATACAATCCAGGGATCGCGCGCCCATGGATGGATGAGAACCCCAACGGCGAATGGGTGCGGTGGGAGGATGTCAAGGACCTGATCGATCTCGCCCGCGATGCGGTAACGCTCAAGGTGTTTCAGGAGTTTGAGAGGGACAACAATGACCAGACGCCCCATGACGCATACTGCACCCTGCTAGCGTTGGTTTTGTCTGGGTGTTGTCAGCAGCCAGAAATGACCACACAACACGCCATAGCAACAGAGGAGCGCATTAGCCCAACTATCACTCGTTTTGAGAACAGCGAGGCGGTCTGCTATGTTTACAGCAACCACAATGCAGGTGGTCTAAGTTGCAATTGGAAGCCTAACTCGGCACCACAATCCTCACTGAACCAGGCAGAATAGACATCGGAAGTCCTTCGAGAATTGACTCCTCGATAACCTCCTCGAGGGTCATGTGTGCGGAGCTGGTTCTGTGCCAGCAAAAAGCCTACCAGCGCAACCATACCCACCAGGGGCTAAAAACACCAAAGCCTCTTCTGGCAATTGGCCTGCTACATTGACAAAGTAGCCGATTGCCCTCGTGGGGGGCTCTATTTCATTGCCATCGGAGTCATATTGTCCGGGCGCTGTTACAGGGTCTTGACCGATGTCATCAATAGCCCAACCGTACCAAGTGCCATCGGTTCGCTGTGACTGCCCACTAACCCTTAAAATATCGTTGTCGACATCCCAAAAACCAAGAGCGATTGCGGACGCCCTAGCTGTTGTGAAGTTTGGAAATTGCAGAGTAAAAAACCCCATGTTACCTGCCTATGGTGCCGAAATTTGTTGCAATATCGAATTGTCAAGACGCCTAGGCCAAAATTCGATCCGCCTAATTGGGGCGTTGATGGTGGAGTTTCCCCCGCTCGTTGACATGCCAATAGTCATCTGCGTCGGCGTTGGTATTGTGCATGTTGCGTCAGAGCTAACAGCCCCACCATTGACCGAAGATGCAGTATCGTTCGTTTTGTAGCCTACCGCGATTTTTGCAATGCTAACTGGTGCCGCTACTGTCTGCACAAAGTTGGTCTGTATCACGTTGTCGTCTTGCATGAGCGTTTGAATTGTCGTCGTTCCATTAAAGCCACAAAACAACCTTTCGGCTTCGGTCGTGTTGTTAACCTCAAAAAGCCGCCTAGCGGCTCCGCCAATAGGTGATATTGCGTTAAACGCCTCGCCGTAAAAAACACCCTCATCCTGCCGGTACCAGCGTGAAAAGTTTGCACCAGTTATAGAAACTGCATCGGCGGCCCTGGTTATGGTCGTGCCCGCCGTTGGTATGTAACTGGTTACAAACGAACCGGCCTCAAGTTGCGCGCCCCAGGCGAACAGGCCGGAAGTGCCATCGCCTTGATAAATCTGGCCCCCATCCCCTGTCGCTGGGCGAACCTGTAGACCAGCAGCGCCAGTTGATGCTGCGGTCATGCTGCATGAGATCCTGAACCAGCCATCAGGGAACCGCTGAACAACGATGTTCGACGGGGATCCGACGCTACTGCCTACCGCTCCGGTTGCTAGGTTGACGTAAAATGCAGTCGTTCCAAACGGCGTACCAGAACCAAAAAGCGCAACCCATGTGCGCTCTGCAGCTTTAACAAAAACGGACAACGTGTAGCTTACGCCACTGGTGACCGAAGCAGTTTCGTTCGCTGCAATGTGGGCTCCGTTGGCTGTATTTTCAACAAACTTATCTGCTGTCGTCGCTCCATTCGGCGCAACTGTTGCGTTAGCAGTTACAGAGCCGTTAATCTTGATCCAGCTCGCACTATCAAACTCTTCACTTCTAAGAGCTAAATTTGTTCTCTGTTCTTCGACTAGAAGCCCTAGACTTTCGAGCGTCACCGGATCATGGGTAAATCTTGCAACGTTAGAGCCGACAGTTTCAACCAGTCCAGCAGCGTTGACCACTGTGGCGTCACTAGGTCGTGTGGCTGTGATCAGGTTCTGGCCGCTGATCGTGTCGATTAAAGTTCTGTTTTTGGCAAACTGCAGCGAAAGCGATGGCACACTCCGTGCGCGACGCCACAACTGGTCGCGGACAAAAGGGGGCGTAAGCGCTACTCTAACGCTCGGTATCATTAGCCTAGCTCCACACTGCGCAAAATGAGCTGGTAAGCCGTGCCGCTTGCAGGTGTGTAGCCTCCAATAGTTTGCAGCACGCCAAAGAGATTTGCTGTGGTCAAACCTAGATGTTTGCCAATGTAATCCGATGTTGCGTACAAAAACCCACCCCCAACCGCCGAAATGCTGAGCTCAATAAAGCCCCTATAGTTGGTTCTGTCGGCCGAGTTGGCAGAGAAGGCCGCATTGTCGAGGATCGCTGTAGGGCTTGCCATGTACAGGTGCAGTCTAAACGAGGTCATGCCTGAGAGTATTGATGTGTCGGCAATGGTCAGGTCAGCAGAGGTGAGCTGAATCTGGCCTCCCGATCGTCCAATGTTGGCAAACGTGTGGATAGCAGACCCTGCGTTGGCAGGTGTCACAAGGTCAGCAGCACCAACCACATCAAGGGCCGTATAGGCCGTCGTGTTGGATGGCCTGTTAAAGCTCACTGTGGAGACGTAGGCCCCGCCGATTACTGGCAGCTTGGTACCAACAAGGGTCGGCAGTTGTGTGCTGCTTACAGAGACAGCACTTTGGTCACTTGCGATCACGACAGGCATACTCTCTGCCATCGTCTGTTGCGCCCGTATGAATCCCGTCGTGCTCACAATTCACTCCCCCTTGTCGTCTGGTGTATTGTTGCTTGTTGTCTGTGGTTTTGGCAAGAGCCCTTTGATGACCTTGAGCGCCTCTTGCAAGGTGTAGTGCTGCTGCAGGGTGCACTGTGCGTTGGCAGCAACTTGGCTGAGGATTTCGAAGGCTTGTTCTGGTGTCATGTGTAGGCTCCTTTTATGGGTTAGCCCTGGGATTGTACCGCACCTTGTGAGAGGCGCAAGACAGCAAGATGCTGATGTCTTCCGTGGTCACTTGTTCAGTAAGAACACCCATCATTTCACCTCGTATTGGAAATTGACAAAAATATCATGGGCCGATGTGCTTGAGGAGTTCCAAATTATTTCAACATCATCGGTCGCCGTAACGGCTTGCACAAAAGCAGGGTTACTATTTATCGTGGCCGTCCCTCTGTAGAATATGCCGCTACCACATGCATCGGTCTGAAGTGTAAAGTTCGATGCAATCGGTATGCTGATCCTGATTCTTGATAGGGTGGGCGCCCCCGCTGTTGTTGTTGTGCCGTTTACCCTAGCTGCGACCGTGACGATGTTCCCCACCCTAGAATACTGCGATACTTGTGCCGTTCCTTTGTTGCCGCTAGTAACGTTGGTTACCTCCGTCACAGTAGGCGTATAAGTCCCACTCGTCACATTCCCCGCGCCGATGTTGTGGATTTGAGTAAATGAAACCGCCCCAAGTCCAGTAACGTCCACAAGTCGGGTTTTCCCCGCAAGTGTTCGTTGCCACAATATAAAACCGTTGTCGCCAGCCCCTGTCGTCGTGTTGTATATTGCGACATCTCGCCGACCGGAAACGCTATTGCCTCCGAAAGCAATGTTCCAATCCGATCCAGAGTCTGCTGGATCCGATCCTGAGTTGTTGCCGAGTCTCAGTGTTTGAAAAATCCCTGAAGGATTTGCAGATGGCCCAGCAGTCACGGCCCCCGCATCTGTCTGGCTGAAAATCTCAGTGCCGCTCGTGTTGTCAACAGCCCATCCCGATGTGCCGCCGCGCTTGCGAAGCACGTTCGATGCAACCCAAATGGAGTTGTTAGCGGCAACACCGCCCGACCATGCTGTGGCCACAGAAAATGTTTGTATAGCGGTCCAGGTCTGAGCAAGTCCAAGAGCTGCTAGCGTGTGTGTGCCCGCTGGGAATGTGCTGTTGGATATGGCTGTCGTTGTCAGTGTGTGGGCAAAGTTGCCAGCCTTTACGATGCTACCAAGCGACGTAAACGATATGGTTGACGGCATGGTCACGGTGCCGCTAAAGGTCTTGTTTCCGGTGAAGGTCTCAACACCGCCTAGTGTGGCCAGTGTGCCTGTGGTCGGTAGCGTGACGTTTGTCGTTCCTGTTGTGGTCAAGGTGAGACCGTGAGCCCCTGACCTTGCGAAGGTGTTGGCCCCTACCGTGATTGACGCTGGTATGGTGAGGGCTCCGCTGAAAGTCTTGTCGCCCGTGAATGTCTGGGTCGTGCTCAAACGACCAACATCAGATCCAAGGAATCCGCTGTCTTTGATGGCCTTGCCCGATGTGCCGTCGAACAGCACCACTCTGTTGTCAACAGATGAGGCGGGTCCAACGACGTCACCAGTACCCGACACCGTTGCGTATTCAAGAGCTGTGGCCCCTGCGTTGACACGCAAGACTTGCAGTCCTGTACCAAGTGCCGTGAGGCCTGTGCCGCCCCTAGCTACTGTCAGCGTGCCCGTGGTGCCTCCTACAATGGGCAGCCCTGTGCAGTTGGTCAGCGTGCCGCTATTCGGAGTCCCAAGGACTGGGGTTACTAGGGTCGGAGTGTTGGCAAACACCAAGGCACCTGATCCAGTCTCGTCGGTCACTGCCGAGGCAAGGTTTGCCGATGACGGTGTGGCTAGAAATGTCGCGATTCCGGTCCCAAGGCCAGCGATACCAGTCGAAACTGGCAGGCCCGTGCAGTTGGTCAGCGTCCCTGAGGCCGGGGTTCCGAGCACCGGCGTTACTAGGGTCGGGCTGGTCGCAAATACGAGGGACCCTGTGCCAGTTTCGTTCGTGACCGCTGCAAGCAAATTTGCGCTCGATGGCGTTGCTAGGAATGTCGCGACACCTGTTCCTAGGCCAGAGATGCCAGTGCTCACAGGCAGCCCTGTGCAGTTGGTCAAGGTTCCCGATGTTGGTGTGCCTAGAGCTCCGCTTTGAAATAGCAGGGCACCTGTCCCTGACTCGTCCGTGATAGCAGCCCTGAGGTTGGCGCTTGATGGCGTTGTCAGGAATGTCTGGATACCTGTTGCTGCTGAGGACAGCACTGGAACACTGTCATAGGTCAGCAAGTTGCTAGCGTTGACAGAAAGGGAGAGGTTGCCTGTGTTGGCTGCGTTGCGCCAAACAACGCCCTCTGTGTTGCCTAGTCTGAATATGCCAGATGTTGCTGGGGTGCTCCTAGAGGCAAAGCTAAGGGCTGCTAGCCCAAAACTTGGTCCAAAGTCTGCACCTGCTGTTAATGTAAAGGCCCCGCCTGCCTTAGTGAGGACACCGGTAGGGAGGGCAACAAGGAAAGAGGACAAAGACGGACCCCAACCCGAATCCCCCGTTGCTGGGATGCTGAAAGAGACTCCGTTAAGCGTTACGTTAGTCGCCATGGGGTGCCGCCTCCTCTTAGATGCCTAGCGAGTATACCACAGCCGCGTCGTTTCCACCGCCTGTGCCACCAGCCAAAAAGGCACCGCTTGCGGTGATGCTCGTGCCCGTCTCGCTGATGGGGATCAGGTTGCCGATGAGACCTGGCACCTTGCTTGTGACCGTGACCACAGCAGCAGCGCTAGTTGCCTCTACAACAAGGCCAAGGACCGAATGGGCGTTGATGACAGCAGCAAGGCTCGCAGCGTCCTGTGTGTTGGTGCCAGCTTGGGACCACTCGTTTTCGTTAGCTGGTGAGGCTTTGGCGGTCAGCGTCACGCCACCAATAACCACGGTGTCGTCTGCAGGCACAGAGGACAGAGTGAATGTTCCAGATGCAGCAACAGGGTTGCCAGCACCTGTGCGGACAGACACCGAGGCGGACTTGGTGCCGATAGCAAGCTCTTTGAAGTAACCAGCAAGGGCAATGGCCTCCTCTTTTGGCTCCCCTGCAGTCTTCTTGAGAGTCTGTTGGAGGTAGGCTTGTGTCTCTTCGGCGTTGATGACGATAGCAAGAGTCGACATTTGTTGTCTCCTTAAAAAGTAAGGCCCCAGGCACACATGCGCCTAGGGCAGCGTCAAGGGCTCCGTCCCTGGTGCCCTAAACTCCTTAGCTGTTGGTGATGCCCGTGTAGAGCACGCACTTGGCAGGCTGAGGGATGAGCATCTGGTAGCTGTAGCGCCCAGTCATTTGGTAGGCTGCAACAGCTTCGAGGACCTCGAACACTTCCCCGTCTTTGCCTGGCACACCGAAGGTGATGTCGGTAGCGCCAACCTTGCGGAGGGCAGCCTTTGGCATGAGGTAGGAGAAACCTTCCATGCAGTAGGGGTGTGCCACGATATCGATGGCACCAAACTGTGCATGGTAGGTGATGGCCTTTGAGCCAATCTCAGCCTTGGAAGCGCGGTAGCTTGAGTCCTGCGAACGCAGAGCAGCCATATCGCTATTAAGGCCTTCCCATGTGGTTGGCGAGGTCAGCAGTACGCAGTCTTCGTCCAAACCGCCCTTACCAACGGCACGGGCAGCGCCTTTGAGGACCTTAGCCAAGGTCAGAGCTCCGCCAACAGCGTACTCGTTGCCCTTCCAGAGGCCGTAGGTGCTGTTGTTGATGCCGAACACCGTGCCGCTTTCGTCAAGCTGATAGTGCAGGCCATACTGACCGTTGGCGTAAGCACCCTTGAAGAAGTACACATCATTGGCAGCAAGAGCGGCAATGTCTGTGCTGTTGCCTGTTACGCGAACCGTCTTGGTGTCAAAGTTGACCTGGGAGATGACAAGGTCAGCGTTGGTGTTGACCAGAACACCAGCGGCACGAGCTTCGAGCTTAGCGCCTTCCATGCCTGCCCAGATACCAGGAGCCCAAGTTGCAGCAGTGAAGGTGATGTCTTCAATGGTTGCGCCGATGTTCGATGTGGATGCAGCAACACCGATACCAACAGCAGAGCGGCCATAAAGGCTGTCCACTTCGGCAACCTTCACAAGGCTCATTTTCATCTGGCCAGAGCGAAGAGCAACATGGTTGATGACAGCCTTGTCACTCTTGGCCATGCGGTCAGCAGCTTCAATGGAGATACGGGATTTCAGGACCACAGGATTAGGGTCAATCTCGATCTCTTCATAAACGCCTGCAACGTCATCGTTGTAGCTGAAAGCTGTGCCGTCACCGAAGGTGATGCCAAGCTCATAGGACAGACACACGGGCCACAAGAATTTGCGACCAAGTTGGTCTGCACCCTTCAAAGGACCGGCGAGATCTTGAAGGATAGCAGAGTTGGGCTTGAGGTCATTGAGGGTATTTTTCTGGACATACTTAAACGCAGTTTCTAGAGACGCTTTGGTATTTGGCATGAATAGGCTCCTAGTTGTAGTGATGTAAACAAGTAAACTCGTGTCAACTTGGATATCACTCTAGGATAGCCTAAGGCGTCCTTTGGCGAGTAAGTCCTTTCTGCCTAACACTTTAGCACATGCGCTAAAGTGACTCAAGCATCTGGTCAGGACTAGAAAAGCGCCGTCTAGGTTTTGGCTCTGATGGCTCCACTGCTTTTGCGCCTTGTGGCTGTGGTCTTTTGCTTGTGAGCTTGGCCACATCAGCCTTTCTAATCTTCTCGGCGATGTTGGGTCCTAGCATCTCAATGAGCTTGTCACCGTCAAGCTGTCCGTAAAGATCAGCCTGTGCCTGCTGCCAGTCTTTTTTGACCAGATGTGCCACATCTTGCGGTGTCACATTGCTCATGCCCTGCTGCAGAGCTTGCCGCATGTACTGCGCCATGCGCGTGACAGCCCAATCACTTTTGGGGATACCACCAGCATTGAGGGCATCGATAAACTGCCGCTCATAGTCCTGTCGGTACTTGTTCTTGAGCTCCTCGCGCTGCTTGGTCTCTTCTTGGGCTTTGCGCTCCTGCTCACCTCTACGGTAACGCTCGAGCTCTTCGCGCTCCTGCAAGCGAGCCCGCTCCTCTGCTGTCATCTGCTCAGATTGGATCTGCTCGAATATGAGCTCCTGGGCAGCTTCAAGCATCTTGTCCCTGAGGGCAGGGTGTCTGAGGATCTCGATGGGGTTGTCTTTGAGTGTGGCAACAAGCTGCTCAGCGGACTTTCTGATGTTGGCAGCCTCTTGGAACTTACGCTCAGCGCCGAGACCCTTTTGTGCAATCTTGGTCAGTTGGTCAAGGCTTGTAACCTCAATCTCCTGATCGCCTAGTTTGAGCTTCACAGGCTCGAAGTCTGGCTTGGCTTTAGGTGCCTCAGCGTCTGTGTCCACATCCGCCGACTCAGCCTCAGACTCAGCCTCGGGCTCTGCTTCTGCCTTGGCCTTGCTCTTAGACTTCTTGCCACCTTCACGCCTGGCCTTGAAGTCCTCAAAGCTCTCACCGTCCATGGGCTCATCGGAGCTCACATCGGCATCTGCCACATTGGGTAACACTCCTTCGTTTGGGGTGTCTGCTGCAGGGGCTGCATCAACTACGGGGGTAACGGTCACACTAGCGTCAACGGTCATAACTGGGCTCCTGTCATTTGTTCGAGTGCGGCTTGGGCTTGCGCTGGTGCACCAGGTGGCAGGCTCGGAAGGCGCGGTTCATTAGGCATCTGTTCAGGTGGTGCTGATGGGTTGCTGAGCTGTGGTGGTGGTGTGACCCCTCCTTGTGGCTGCTGTTGTGGCGGCATCTGTGGTTGCATCTGCATGGGCTGCATACCTTCTTGCATGGGCTGCTGTTGTTCTTGCAAAAGGGTCATGTTGTTAGGTGGCGGTGGTGGCTGCTGCCCTGTGATCATAAGAAGGGCTGCATCGGCTGTACGCCACAGGTTCAGGTGCTCCTGAATATGGGTCAGCACCTGGGTCACAAAGTTGGGGTCTTTTCTTGCGTCAGGGTCTGCGATGATGCCCTTATGCTCCACGATGTGTGCTGCATGGTTGTCTGTGATCAAAGCGATGACAGGCTCACCGCGACGCAACGCCTCATTCTCTGCCCTGATGTTGAGGTTTTCATGGTCCACACCCTCGGTGGCCTGATCAAGCTGCCCTGTCTGCAGTACGGTCATATACTGCCTAGCGTTTTCGATCATGCCCCGCTCCATGAGCTGGTTAGCAATCTCGATCTTACCGGCTGCAGTCTTGCTAAGGGCTGACACGGGCTCAATGGTCACGCGGTTGATAAGTGACAGGTCATCACTTGAAAACTCTTGCTGCAAGGGTCTGTTGGCGATGCCGATGATGGCAGCCACGCGCTTGGTCTGTGAGAAGTCACGGAGCTGGTTGATGATGGCCATGCACACACGTTCCATGGTGGTGATAAGAGACGCCTCAAGCATGGAGCTGAACTGCACAGACTGCGACACAACAAGGGCAAGGGCTGATCCTGACTTGAGGTTGGCCTCTGGGTTACCCCTGACAGTGGAGCTAATCCCTGACAGCGTTTCCATTTCACCGATGACTGTGCTACGAAAGTTGAAAATCTCAGGAGCAGTGGCGGTCAGTTGGAGGGCTTGGGGCATCTCGTTGCTCGAGATGTGCTTCATACCCCCTGTAAGGTCCTTGATGCTGAGGTCATCGCCTTTTTGTGTCCAGACGTTCTGCACACCGTTGGTTGCTTGGTTGGTCATGATTGTAGAGGTCAGGATATCTAGGGCCTGCTGTGGCCCAAGGAGCTCCACTGCAGGGCTGTAGCCGTATGGTGTTCCAATGAGTCTGTCTGGTGAACATTGGTACAACGGGATCTCTCTGTATGGTATGGGTCCGTCAAAGAGGACCACTTCACCCGTGAAGCTAATCATGCGTCCGTCTGGGAGGGCATCGGTTGGCTTATGGTAAAAGACCCAGGTTACAACGTAGTCACCGGCTGATGAGTTGTTGAGCCCCTTCCTCAGACTGAAGTTGAACGATTCAAAGTCCTCGTAGTCAAACGAGTCCCTTGTCTCTCCTAGGATCTTGTCAGCCATCTCAGGGTAACGGGCAGCAAGCGCCCATTTGTTTTCGTACTTGCGGCAACACAGCCAATCGTGCTGCTGTTCTTTGAGGCTGATATCACGCACCACATCGGTGATCGTGAGCACAGAGAACTCCAGATCCCCTTCTCTAATAGGAGCTCCTGTCTCTGGCTGCACAGCGATGACCTCACCACCTTCAGGGTCCCAAGGGCAATGGATCCAGCCTTCCAAGAGCACGAGGCCATTTTCCACAGCCTCAGCAAACTTGCGCGTTAAGCCCTTCTCTCTGGTGTAGTAGTCCAGGATGCCGTTACCAAGGTAAGCCTGTGTCTGGCTCTTGTGGTCACTGTTGGTTGACCTGCAGAGGAATGAGTGACGGTTACTGGTGGCAAGCTGCAAGGTGTGCTTGAGGAGGTTTCTGAAGTGGTTGGTCTTGAAATTGACAACCTCCCCTTGCTTGCCGCCCCTACTGAGTCTTGAGCTTTCAAACAGCAGGCCAGAGCCACCACGGTCCTTGAGGTCACCACCGTAGTAAGCGGCATAGGACTTCTGGATTAGGTAGAAGAGCTCTGTATCTCTGATGTCATCGTAAAAGTCCCTGATACGCTGGTGCACCTCTTGGAGAAAATCCTGTGCTGGTGCCCCTGCCCAATAGCTGTCTCTGTTCTCTTTGATCCTCATGGCAAAAGCATCCTTTCAATCGATGAGGTTTCTTTATGGCTCATATCGACGTAGTGCGTGTCCTTATGCACCCGCCACCTGTCTGGATAAGGGTTGTCCGTCCTCTGGTGTCTCAGAAAATAAATGAGCGCTGCTATCATATCACAATGCCCTAGGGCTTCGGTACGGGCAAAGTCTGTCCGTGTCTTGTTGAACTGGCCGTAGTTGAGGGCTGCAATAAGATTGACGCATCTTTCGTGGATCTCTATTTCGTCTTTCTTAAAGATCGTCCGTGTGTAGTTGACACCAGCCTCAAAGCTGCCCTGCTTCTTTTTGGGACTAAAGGCATAGAGACCAAGGTTAGCAAGGTCCACACGCACTTGTCCCGGCGTGTCAGCGACGATGCTGTGCTCGTGGTCTTGGGGGACTTGTTCTATGAGCTTGTGGACCATAGGGACAAGGTCCTTGCTTGCGGTGTTGACTGGCAAGAGAAGCTCGTCAACGATGACATGCTTAGCCTTTGCAAAGTCATAATAGCCTATCAGGATGCCGTGCTTGTCCTTGATGCCACCTTGGTCAAGGGACAAGGTCCAATGGGCTCTGTCTGGTATTTTGATCTCTTGCACCACATGCCGAGGCTCGAACTCTGGTACCACCGTGAGCACCGTAGAACGCACAAGCTCCACAAGGTACTCTCTGCGCCAATCCTCTTCTGTTAGGCACCTGTCCCTAGCCTCTTTGATCTGCTCAGCGGTCAGTTGCGGATTGTCGTGTATAGTAAATCTAGCAAGGGCACCTTGCAGGGCAAGTTTAGGAATGAGGTCCGCGTGCACTGAGTGGTTGAGGTCTTTGGAGGGTGTGGTGATGTGGACCATGCGCCAACTCTTTGACCGTAGCAGCATGGGGCCAATGACTGAGCTGATGGCGTAGCGGAACTGGTCAGAGGAGCAGGCTGCAGCCCCCTCCTCAATGAGCACAAGGTTGCAGTTGCGACCGCGTGTGGCGTCTGGTTCTTCAAGGGAGCCAATGCGTAGTTGTGACTCGTTGGTCAGGAACCACCGTCGTTCGGTCTTGTGGCGGAGCAGCCACCCTTGGGGCGCTAGCCTTTGGATGACACTCAGGTTGTCGTTGACGATGTCCATGGCATCCTTGTTGGTGCCAGCAAAGATGTAGGCTTTGGTGCGGGGGTTCTTCTGCAGATAGGTCAGGGCATAGACGAGTCCAAAGAAGCTCTTGCCAAACTGCCTTGAGCACAGAACAAGGAACTCCTTGGAGCCACTACCTTCAATGGTCCGTGCTATCTTGCGTTGTCCGTCATGGAGCATGAAGTGCAACTCACCACGACGAAAGAGCTCATGGACACCTGCTGCTAGTTTGGGGTTTGCCCCCATGCGGATCTCAAGGCTGAGCAGAAACTCCGGATCGTTAGCCGGGTTCATGACTATCCCAATCAGAGAATATGGTCTCTTGTATGATCTGGCCTGTTGGCTTGCGGGCTGCATCTGCTAGCCACTTGTCTGAGGGCTTGATCTCGACTTGCTTGGGCTCCATGTACTTAAGCAGAGACTCCCACCCCTTGAGGCGGTCTCTGTCTTGGAGCTCCCCCATGCGCAGTAGGGCTACAATCTCAGCAGCAGGGTTGACCTTGAGCTCCGCTAAGATTTCTCGGACAGTCTTGGGCTGCTCTTCGAGGACCTCAGGAGTCTTTGGCTCGTCACTTTGTCCAGCCAAGGGACACCTTCATGCTGTTGATCTCGTCCTTGAGGGTGTGGAGGGCTTTGGTCTCACGGTGCATAGCATCAAGCCTGGCTATCATTTCAGCGTTGACCTTGCGGGTCTGTTCAAGCTCTTTCCTTGGCACAGACAGCCACATCCACAAGGCGACTAGGACAGTGACGCAGACAATGGCAACCTCTGCGATCATTTTAGGAACACCTCGTTGTAAATCTGTTCTCTAACCTTGCCCTCAATGACGGCAAAGATGTCCTCAGACAAAGTAACCCATGTGTTACCGTCTAGCCTTGACAGCTTTACCTCTCCCGCTCCCACCCGCTGCAGCCCTAGCACGAGGTTTGGCCTTGGCTGCTGCTCGGGTTGGCTTGGTGATACGGTCTTCGATTTCTTTTCTAGTGGCATCGATGCGCTCCTTGGATTTGACCCTGTTTTGCATAGCGTCTGCTAGTTTGTTCTCAGCCATCTGCCTCATTTTGATGACAACAGCAGACTCTAAGGCTTGGAGCCTCGATAGGGAGACTTCGAGCATAACGCCAATCTCGTCTGTCATGTAGTGCGGGTTGTTCAAGAACCAGAAGGCTAGGTCATCGATGTCCGCGATGGTCTCTTGCACAAACTTGTGCTTTTCAGAAAGGTCTTTCACTCTTTGCTCCTTGGCTGCATGTGGCCACAGGTCAAGACTGCCTAATGGTGAGTCTTGTATCAAGAGTATCACTGACTTTCTTGCTCGTCCATTTCCTGCATCATACGCCTGTACTCTGGGTCCTTAGCAAACAGTGTGTGGTGCATGACGGCTGCAGCGTTGCCGCCTTTTTGTGAGGCCCTGTCGAACACAGCCTGATACTGTGGTGGTAGTCTTGGCACACGCTTGCCGAGGTCAACGCCTTTGGGCTTCTTGTCTTCTTGCTCTTTTACTTGGTCCATAACCTGTGAAGCAGTTGACGCACCAACAAGGGAAGCCATGCGCTGTGCTGCACCGTCAAAGCCATACTGCCTCACAAGGTCACTAGCCTTACGCAAGAGCACAGCCGATGTGCTTGCTCCGTAGTTGGTGATGGCCTTGTTGGCAGCAATCCCAAGACCAATGCCAGCCATGGCACCAGGGCCACCAGTGACAGCGCCAATAGTCGCACCAGCGCCACCGCTAAGAAGGTCCGTTAGGCCAAAGGTCTTGTTAGCTGTCTCTCTGGCTTTAGCTTGCTCAAGGGCGCTCCTTGCAGACATCAGCCGACTAGCACCGGTTCTTGCCTGCTCATAACGTGACGCAACAGATGGGTCAGCAATCTGAGAGATGACGTCATCGATCTGTCTCTTGATGCCGCCCCTGGCTGTGCGGGCAGCTTCAACGGACGCAGCTTCAGACAAGGGGCTCTGAAACTTGCCGCCTTGGTCAAAAGCTCTCTTGAGCTCTGTGGCCTCTTTGAGACCAATAGTGGACCGCCCCTTAGCTAAATAGACCTCCTCTAGGATGTCTGCCTCTTTGGCTAAGGCATTGGCGTAGGACCTATTGGAAGCGCCACCCATGTTGATGTAGTCATCAACCTGTTCTCTTAGCTTCTTAACCGTCTCAGAGACGTTGAAAGATTGCGGAGCACCTTCATCTAGGGTGTTTAGCAACTTGTCTTGACCAGAGCTGAATTTAGCTAGCTCATCATCAACACGACCCGCTAGAGCCTCCGAGCCCCGCTTGGTGCCAAGTTTCACTAGACCACGGTCTAGGAGCTCGTTGCCAATATCTTCGGGTGTCATGTTGTAGAGCTTGTTGATGTCGGTCTTAAGGCCACCTGTGGTGCGGTAGGCTTGTCTTGCTGCAAGGTCTCTTGCGCCTTCTGCTAGTGGCTTGACGGTGTTGGCAGCCGCCTGGAAGGCACCACCAAGAACACCGCCTGCAGCGGCTGACTTAGCTGTGTCAACAAGCTGATCCTGAAGCTCCCCTTCTGCAGCCCCAAAGCCCTGGACACCTGCTAGAGCTGCACTAACCTTAGCGCCCTCTGCGATGGTCTTTGGAGACTTGACAGGCACAGCAAGGCTACTGACCACGTTGCCTGCTAGGTTGGTTGCTGCAAAGGTCGCTGGGTTGTCAGCTTGCGCTTTTTGGTAGGCTGCTCTCTTGGCGTCTCTTGCCTGTTCGTAGATCTCTTTGAGACTTTGTGTGTCTTCTGCGTCTGATTCTAGTCTCAGGTCAGAGAACGACCCGCCAGCACCACGGACACCCAGGAGGCTACCGGCTGCCTCTAAGCCACCTGCAATCTCATCGATGTAGTTTTGCGAAAGGCCTTGGATGCCTCCAAGTATCGCGCTCTCTGCCTGGCTTGTCTCAGGAACAACAGGAGTAGCCCTGTCACGCCATGATGACCTGGGAGCTTCTGTTACAGGTGTCGCCCTATCACGCCAGCTCATGGCAACCTCCTGAAGCCCTCAGCGGCTGCCTCTGCCTCATCTGCGGGGTCAATCTCTAGCGTCTCTGTTCCGTTGGAGACACGGATCTTAGATGGCTGATTGCCACCGCTAATGCTTGAGGCAAAGTCAACGCCCTGCCTATTGCGGTACTCTTGGATGATTTCAGGCTTGAATCCTGCTTCAATGTTCTTGATGACCTGCTGAAGTCTAGCCTTGTATTGTGCAATACCTTTGCGCAACTGGTCGTCTGACTTCCAAGAGCCTTCACCGAACTCTCTTTTGAGCCTGTTAAGCTCTTGGTCTGTGACAGCAGCACCCGACCTGTCTTTGAGCTCGATGTTGAACATCTGAGAGATGGCCTGCCTAACATCTTCGCCCTTCTGAGATACAGCGAAGTCTGGCAGCATACCGGCCACACGGCCATAGCCTGGGATGTCACCATCTTTAGGCACTAGGGCATCAACATTTTGGATCACTGCTGCAGCCGATGGGACACCAGATTTGTCATAGGTGTTGGACAGCTTGTTAACGTCACCCTCGAACCGAGCCTCTTTCTTCTCTGCCACCTTAGTCTCTGCTGCTGTCTGCTTCTCGCGTTGGCGCTCCTCTAGCGCCATGCGTTTAGCCTCTGCAGCCTCCCTTGCTGCCTGTTCTCTAGTCTTGCGCTGTTCTTGCAAGGACAAGATCTTGTCTGGTGGCATAATGGAGTTGAGCTGTGCTGCTGAGAACTTGGACAGGTCACGACCAGGCAGCACCTGCGACGCTATCTCTCTGGTGGTCCTGCTCATCTCACTGTTAGGGTCATCGTACTCATACTGCATCTTATTCTTGCGCTCAGACTCAGCCTGCTCAGCCTCAAACTTGGCTTGTGCCCTGGCCTCATCTTTAGCCTTGTAGTCGTCTAGGACCTTTTGCCTGACGGCTTCCTGTTTAAGGCGCTCTTGTTCTAAAGCTCGTTCCTCTCTCTTGTTACCTGCATCTGCTAGGGTCTGGTAAAACTGGCCACTGTTGCGCTGTGCTCCTCTGGCAACAGCAGGAGCACGCCCGATGTCTTCAAGGGCACTTGCCAAGGCTAGGAACGTGTCGCGGTCCATGTGTTACCTCCTCTTTCCTGCCTCAGATGCTGCCATAGCGGGAGCCATGTAGGGAGCTGCAATAGCAGTGCCCGCTTTAAGCACCCCTCCAAAGGTCTCGGCTGCTGCCTGTTGTTTGCGGTCAGCCTTCTGTCCAAGATAGCCTGCCTGCTGCTGCATACCACTTGATACGCCTTGGGTTTTGTTTAGGTCATTCTCAAAGCCTTGCTGTGGGATATTGAAGCGGTTGAACTGTTGGGCTTGGTTGCTTGTGTCTGTTCGCCTGCCGTAGACATCTTGAAGGCGGTTGATGTTGCCAGTCTGGACGTCAACACCTCTGTTGGCGTTACCTGTGGCAGCTTGCTGTCCTTGACCAGCGTTGAACTGGTTAGTGGCCATCTGGTTGCCGATGTTGAATTGGCCTGTTTGCATCTGGTTGCCAATGTTGAAGCGCGAGGCGTCGTTAGCGATACCTGTGTTGAATTGGCTGTTTTGCGTGAGGTTGCCTGTGTTAAACTGGTTGATGATGTCTTGAGCTTTTGCGATATCGGCTTGCTCGCCAAAGTCTTGTGCTCTGACTTGGCCACCTAGTTGACCACCTTGGATCATAGCCTGTAGGGCTCTGTCCTGTGCCATGCCAGCAATATCAAGGGAGCCTTGGGCTGCATCCGTTGTGGCAGCTTGACCACTTTGGAGCTGCGCTAGGAGCTCAAGTCCTGAGCCGCCTTGACCGCGCATCTGCATGTTTTGAAGGATGGCCTCACGACGGCCACGGTCAGCTTGGGCAACAGAGCTTTGAAGCTTGCCTAGGTTGGCCTCATCGGCAAGGGTCAAGCCCCCGCCTTCAGCGATGCCACTCAGGGCATCCAAGGCACCAAGCTGCGCGTCGCGTAGCCTAGGGTCTGTGGTGATGCCTGCCATCTCGGTGTCACCTTGGGTGAACACATCGGCAAGCCTAGGGTCCATTTGGTCAACTTGAAGCTGGTCAGGGTCAGCGACGAGGAATGGGTTGACGTCAATGCTCTGGACGTCACCGGCGTACTTAAGTTCCTCTGGGGTGAGCTGCTGGAACTCAGGGGATTCTAGGCTTCTGAACTGCTCAACGGAGCCCCTTAGTAGGCGCTCTGCTTCTGCGTCTTCTGCGTCTGTGTTGCCGCCAAATAGGTCTAGTATGCTCACAGTTGCCCCCTTAATACCTTACCGCTAGATTTCTCTCGGCGTCTGCTAGTTCTTCGTCGTCACCATAGACCGCATCAAAACGCTCTTTTCTAATTCTAGCAGCTTCCTCGTCAGCTTTCTGTCTTGCTAGTTCAGACTGCCTAAAGACCTCCTCACCTTGTGCGATCAGGTCCCTAATCTTCTGCGCGTTGCTAAAGCGAACAGCGCCGCCCTCTTGCTGTGTGTCAGCAAAGTTGGTGGTGTCTCTGTTGCCTAGAACCCGCATGAGGTTGGTCCACTGTTTGCGCTCGGCGTCTGTGGTGACGTCTCCTAGGTTCAGCTTTGAGCCCTCATCAAAGGACAGCAAACTAGGGTCAATAGCGACACCGCCATAGTTGCCGCGTCTTGCTAGCTCGAATTCACGCTTTGTTAGTCCTGTGAGCTTACCGATCTCATCGTTATAGATGCCACCCCTAGCAATATGATCTTGAAGGCGCTGGAACTCCAAGGCCCTCTTGTTGTTGGCGTCTTTGACCGCTTGGGCTTTGGCATCTCTAAGAGCCTTGGCCTCTTTGCCAGCATTGACGATATCGGTCTTGACGGCTGTTGCCTGTTGCCCTGCCTTGGACGGGTCAAAGGAGAACTGTGACTCTCTGTCAGCAAGGGACAACAGAGCTTCGTATTGTGCCTTCTGCTTAGGGTCCACAATATTGCCAAGGTTCAGATCACCAGAGTAGCTGGCTATCTGTTGCGGTGTGAAGCCAATGCCACGGAGATACTCTAGGGCTGCTGTGTCGATACCAAGACGCTTGGCTGCAGCAGCCCTCTTGGCGGCGTCTTTGTCACCAAGGGCAGCCACATTGGCGCCATACTCTTTCTTACGCTGTGCGTTGGTCTCTGTGGTTCTTGTCTGCGCTTGCTTGATGGCGTTAGTGGAGCCACCAAATGCCTGCTCATAAGCTGCCATGGTGTCAGCAGCCGTCTTCTCAGTGGTGCCACGGGCAGACTTGAAGCCCTCATTGAGGCTACCCATGAGGTTGTCCCAGTCTTGGGATGTGTTGCCATACTGCTGTCTGGTGTCTTGCAGGGCTTGTTTACCTTGCTGCCCTGCTGAGAGAATAAATTGGTCAAGGTTACCTAGGCCCTGTGTGTAGTTCTGGCCAGCAATACCCCTGATGAGTGCGTTCCTGCCTTCTTCGGTTTGGGTCTTTGCCAGCTTCTCATCAAGCTGAGATCTGGCACTTTGACCCTTGGCGTAGTCCTCATAGGCTGACACATCATCGGGACCTTGGTACTGCGCTCCCACCTGTGATGTGAAGGAGTCTTTGCTGACCTTTGTTGGGTCTGTCTGCAGTCCTTGGATGACGCCTTGGTCCGTGACGGTGTTCCTAGCGATGTCCTCTTGTGCTTTACCCTGGACAGAGCCCTTAGCTTGGGTGACTTCTGAAGCTGTGTCGCCAATGCCTTGGGCAATCTTCTGCCCCATGGCAGCATCGTTGCCTTGGTTGGCTGTGATGTAGTTTTGGAGGTTGGACCAGCCCGATGTGCGGGTTTTTTTGGGCTCTGCTGAGCCACTAGAGGAAGAGGCTTGTGCGTTGCCCTGGATGACACTAGAGCCACTGCCTGAAGTGACCACGCCACCAGGTTGCTGTTGCTGTTGCCCTTGGTTCTCATCCTCTTCAAACTCTTGTACAAAAGCCATCAGCCTGTCACTCCAATAATAGTAACCTGGTGCTGGTCTGTGCTGCTTGAAGTCAGCCCAACGGTGTCCAGGATCTCAATTTGTCCAGTGTAAGTCCATTCCAGAGTGACAGCGGTTGACAGGCCTACTGTTGCTCCGTCAACCCGTGTGATCTGGCCTATCCAAAGAGCGATAGGTTTGCTCGGTCTGTCCCACCTCAACTTGACAGGGAAGGTGCCGTCACTGGTGAAGGTGATGACCTGTGCATCCATGTTATCAGAAAACGTGAGCTGTTTGTTAAGAGCCCTCGTCACAGACTCCATAAAGTTGTTAAGAGGCGAGATCATGAGCTCAGCGAGGTCTGGGTAGTCCTTTGCTAGGACGTCTGCAGCAATGCGCCTGAATGAGGGGAGTTTTGCCATTATCTGTCCGTCTTCTCTGTGCCTGGTGTGAAGTGAACAGATGCCCCTTGCATCTGCCAAAAGCTAAAGCCAAAAGCATGACGGAAGCCAAAGGTCAGAGTTGAGCATCGTTGCTTGTCACGAGGGACCCACTGCCTTAGTGGCTTTCTTATGGTGATGCCACCCCACGGGGTGTTACCCCAAGTGAACAAGCCCCAAGGTCCATACTCACCGCCTTGGATGGCAACCTGTTCCTCACTTTGGACCACATCACTCTCGAAGGTCATGTAGCCGGTCTCTGCAAACTCCGACTTGAACATGAGCTGTGCTGTGTGGAACTGCTTGGTGATGCCTGGGTTGCCTGCTGCTATGGGCACCCATTTGACGATGGTGCTAATAGAACCAAACACCGTCCATGTTCCCGCCGAGAAGCCTGGGTTGGTGATGACGGTCACTGTGCTGTTGATGGAGTCAATGGAGTCTATTGCGCTGTAAACTGTGGCGCTCTGGTAAATGACGTCACCAACAGCAAGGCCAGACACGCTTGATAATGTCAGCGTGTTGCCAGAAACAGAGCTGACAGTAGTTGTTTGTTTGTAGTCGCCATAGTCCGTGTTGTTTCCCGAACGCCTGTCTTTGAGCAGAAAGTTGCTCGTTGGATCTCCTAAATAGAGCTCTGTCGTGGTGCTTGCTGCAGCGGTGGCCGCCTTGGTGTGCCGTGTCCATGCTTGCGTGAAAACGTTATAAACAAAGGCCTGTGTGGGGTAGGTGTCCGTTGCTAGGGTTGGGAGCCAGAGATAGTACCGGCGCTCCACTTCGTAGGCACAACCAACAGCAACTTGCTTAGTGAGGGCTAGGGCGCCTGTCACTAGGCTAAGGATACTGCCTTCAATGGGGCGGCTTATGATCTTCACGGAGTCTGCAACAACCGTAACGCCTTGGTCCGTGAGGCAGTAGATCTGGTTGTTCAGAATAGCTGGTGTCTCGGAGCCAATGAGCCTTGCTGAGGAGTCCAGGAGCTCGATATCAAAACTAGGGTAGAAGCCTGTGAGCCTAAAGATGCCGTCCTCTTTGAATATGATCAGAGAGTCTTTTAGCGGCACAATGCGCAAGATGGCAGCGGACTTGGTGCCAACCTGCACCTGGTTGGGTAGCGGTACACTCTCTGGTTGAAAGGGCTTGGACCATGACAGTCCGTTAGGGAAGTTGTCATTGCTTGAGGTCTCTGTGGTACCCGATGTGGGAATACCACTAGGAGACCAGGCAGCGGGTCTGCTAACAGTGATGACAAAGGCAGCCCCACCGATGCTACGTTCCTCAAGGAGGATCTGACCTGGCAGGTCATTGGGTCCACTAAGATAGTAGGCATACACGGTCGATGTTGACCGCCTGTTGATGACACGCACAAGGCTTAGGGCTGTGTCCCTGATGTTCTCGGAGGCCGTGCCTGTGGTTGTTAAAAGGAACTCGCCTGAGGCAATGGTCTCTGCCGCTTTAGCTGTGTAGGTGATGCCTCCAAAGCTCACGGTGTCATTGAGAACAAGGCCAGCACCAGAGACAGCCAAGAGGGTGATGCGGTAGCGGTGTTTGCTTGTGGTGTTGGCATAGAACATCACATCGCGGAAGGTGGCTAGGTCCTTAGCTAGTGGGGCTCTCTCATTAGCAAAAGCGATGCCCTCCTGTGAGGGTGCTGTGTAGATGGTTGCGCCCCTTAGGGAGTCTGGCACGATGTCGGTTAGGGTTATGGTGCCTGCTGTGATCTCGCCGCTCGTGGGGTTGCCCTCATAGACTAGCTGCAACTCATCGTTGGGTGTTGCTGGTGTGGCCACTTGGGCTGACCTGTAGATCTGGTAGACCCAGGTGGTTGTCACTCCTGAGGGGATAGTGAAGGTGACGTCAATGTCTCTTGTGCCACCTGCGGTGTTGGTGATCTCAAAGCGAGCTGAGGGAGCCCCTAGGATAAGGTTCTTATTAGCGTCTTCAAAGCCCCAAACAAGTCTGTAAGCCACCGAATGATTATGGGACAAGAATCCGGAAGCCCCATCAATGGCAGCCTCAAGGTCAAGAGCCTTGAAGGCACCTGACAGCGTTGGTGTGCCGTTGAAGGCTGCTAGTTTTTGCACCCCTGTTGATGTGGTGAAGTAAAGGTTCTGGTTGCTCTGTGCCGTGCGGATGCGGACACCGCTAGGAGCTGTGAAGCTGCCAGAGTTGCTCCATGCGCCTGAGTTGAAATAGGAGACTGTGCTAGCTGAGTAGAGGGTTGTGCCGTTGTGGGTGAAAGGCTTGTCCTGGTAAAACCAGATCTGATCGGTGCGACTCCCGCCATTGCTGTACCCTGCTGACAGCCTTTCAAAGCCACGCCGAGGCTCGATGATGTTGTCTGAACTGATGTTGACGTCATCGGCTGTGATCAGTGCGCCGTCTGGGATCTCGGCGAACTCGGACCAGCTCGTGAACAATCCTTTAGCTCGGAGGGTTAGGACCTGTGACATGAGCCCTCCTTAAAACCAAAGATCAGGCATCATCGTTCTAGAGGCACCATGGACACGAGGTGACAGCATACGGATGCCAGCCTCTAGGCTCATCACGGCAGTCTCTGCCATCTTCTCAGCCCCTGGCTGGTTCTGTGCTTCAAGTAGCCTTGCCGCTGTAAACTGGCTAAGGACAGCCCGCATGTTGCGAGGGAGCTGCACGAGTACCGAAGTTTCTGCAATGGTCACATAGTCCCCAACTTCTAGTGTGGTGGGGAGGCTTGAGAACTGTATCGTGTTGGAGCTCACCGTGCCTGTGTTGTCTAGTCCCTTGTAAGCCTGGGAGCCCTTGGAGCTTGCAAAGTCAAAGCTCTGGCCAGTTGCCCAAGTTGAGGGGATCGTTGCTAGGGTCACGATGTTGTTGACGGTGTCTATGGTGCTAATAACGCCACTTTCTGTGACGTCCACAAGTCTGCCTTGTTCAATAAAGAATGAGATCTCAAGGGTGCTGTCTGTGCTGTTGGGGATGGGGTACAAGGCCACCGACTCCCCTTCCAAATAAAACTGTGTGGGGCTGCCTGTGCTTTGACTCTGCACAGCCTCAGGCTCGATGCGCTCAAGATCAAGGTAGGTGCCCTGAGCATTGATGAGCCTTACCTCTCTAACCATGCCGCCAATGGACCTAGGCGGTATGGGGTACAGTCTTTTGTTTGCGGTGACTGCTGTGGTGTAAGGGTAAACAAAGAACTCTTCTCGGATGGCCATCAGACGAGGCATGATCTTGGTCTGTGTCTCTTCGTCTGCGATGGCTAGGATCTCAGCGTTGGAGAACGTCACTTGACCCGCTGGAATGAAGGCCAGACGGTTGACTGAAGCCAAGAGATCGCTTGTAGTGTAGGCCACGCTTTAGCCCTTTTTCTTGATCTCGATGGCCATCACTGCGGGTTTGAGCTTCTCACCAACAGAGCCTTGCATGGTCTCGATGAGCTCAGACAACACAGAGTCCTTGGCTGCCACATCGTCACCCATATCAGACTCCATGGACTCGTCTTCGTACTCGCTGTCCATGATCTCAGCGCCACATTTTTTGCACTTCATGCTTGCCTCCAGTTTTGCAAGTCATGGTATCATAACACAGTCACCGCTTAAAGGAGCACTGGACCAATGACAGACAAGCCCACGGATCAGTCAAAAACATGGTTGCGAGGCGCTGTCCTCGCTCTTAAGGCTGCTATTCCTGTTGTGGTTAGGTTTGTGCCGCAACTAGCCATCTGGTCTGGGTTCCTTTATGCGGCTGTCGATATCCTTCTAAGACTTATTTAAGGAGCACACATGCCTGGTATCAAAGAGACACAAGAAGTTATTGCAGCCATCAGCGAGATCAAGAAAATCGTCGTGGTGGAGCTTGGAGACGGCTTTCAGTGGGATGACGTTGCAGACATTGCCGAGAAGCTCGCTGCAAGCCCCAAGGTCCTTGCCGCTATTGAAGGCGCTGACCAGGTGCTACCAGAGCTCAAAGACCTGGACCTTGGCGAAAAGATCAGCCTCGTTGTTGGACTGCTGAGGGCTGTTGTCTAAGTTTGACGGGTTCAATCCTTGCTGTAAAAGAGAAGGGCACCTTGCAGGGTGCCCTTTTTATTCTTTTGCAATGAGGCTTTTATGACAGATCTTACCATACAAATCAAACCATACTACATTGATGAAATTGGATGCGACGGATTATCTAACCACGACATCGCTCAATGCTTGGGTGCGTCTGTTGGTCACATCAACCGCAAGATAAAGACAATTTTATCAATCATTCCCGAACTAAGCCCGATTGGGATACCAACAACAAGAAAGGGCTCTACGGCAAAGATTTATCTCCCAACACACACAGCTAAGCTGATTGTAGCAAAATATGACAACAAGATTGGCCTTGGGTATCTTCGCTTTCTGCTGATGTGCGAGAAGATTGCACAAGAAAGAATCAACAGCATTGAAGCACCATACAAACCAAAACTACTAGACAAACCCAAGACGGCAAGAATCACCGAAAGTGTGCAGAAGATTGACACCCTGTTTGGTGAGACGATCTTTAAGCGGACCATGACAAGGGTCAGCGAGGAGATGCTAACGCCGCTTGAGAGGCTTCAAGCAAAGAGGTTCAACCTCATCTTGCAGGCCGAGGGCGTCATGAGAAAGGTCAAGAAGCTTGAAGCCGAGATCGACTACCTGCAGCAACCAGCATCGCTTAGGTTGATCAAGTCCTAATCTTCCTCTCAATAGCTTCTAGCACCTCATCTAGTGCCTCTTTGACCTGCCTGCTTGTCATAAAGAACTCGGTGTGTAGGTCTTGTCTGAGGATGCCACGGACAGCCTTGTTTTCGAGTCTGTTGTGCTCAGCGATAGAATCGAAATACCAACCATCTTGACCACACATGAGACGGTGGTCGATGATGCGCTTGAGTATAAAGGCTATGATGCTAGGGTCTGTTTTCTTGGGCTTGTTCAAGTTTATCAAGCCTCTTTTCGATAGCGTCAATGGTGACTCGGACCACCTGTCCTTGGGAGCTAAGCTCATAGACATTGTGGCTCAGGGTCTTGATCTCTTCATTCATGGATTGCAATGAGTGAACAGCAAAGCCCAACAGCAGCGTTATGGCACCAACAAAGGCCTTGACCACAAGGTCAGAGATCCAGTCAATATTTGCCCGTGATCCGCTGTCCATGAACGTCACTCCACACCTGCATGGGAATAGCATAACGCAAGCCCTTACTTTTCAACAAGGATGGGTCGCTCGTGTGTGTCAACTTTAAGCACCCTTTGCCCTGCTGTGTTCAGAGCCACATTGAGCACCATGCAATCGGTCGTGTTGTCATGCCACATTGTGCCTAAAAAGTGCGTGTCAATGTACAGCTTAGTGTTCGCCTTATAAGGCACACAGTAGGTCACAAGGAACGACTCGCCAACCTTAGCTGTGTCTGGTGCGAACAACACAGGCTTTGGCGTAGGGCTAGGCGTTGGCTCTGGTGTGGGGCTAGGCGTTGGCTCAGGTGTTGGTGCTGGTGTTGGAAAGAAAAACACCACAAGACCTGCGGCGATGGCTGCAAACACTGCGAGAATAGCTTTGAACATAGGTGCGCTCCAAGGTGTTGGGTCATTGTATCATGCTCGTTTTATGGTACAAGAAAGCGCCGCTTCTTCTTCGATCGAAGCCTAGCGGTAGCAATATCGTTAGGGAGGATTAAGCGGTGATCAAAACTTGCTTTTACTGCTTAAAAGAATACGACGCTGGTAAGTACTCAAACAATCTTAGAAAATTCTGTTCGGCTGTATGTAAATGCAAGGCCACTCCAAAGAAAAATCCAAAGAAGAGGCTGTCAGATCGGACTTTCTCTTGCCATCATTGTGGCAAGGAGTATAGGCCGCTACTTGAAAGAGAATCCTTTACAAAACATTGCAGCAGACTATGCCACAACCGCTCAATAGGTGCTGCAAAAATATCAGAGCAGACTATAGAGAGAAGATTGCAGCTAATTTTAGATCCTGAAAACGAGCACCTTAGAAATCGCGTTTCATTCAATTCTGTCGGTAGGCCTTACATTCAGACGCCAAACGGCCACAAACAAATGACAGGTTTAGGGCGTTTTATTATTAGCGCACCAGATGGGCTAGATGTTGACCACATTAACCGAAACTTTATGGACAACAGGAAAGATAATCTTAGGACCTGTTCTAAATCTGAGAACATGAACAATAGAGGAGAAAATAAGAGAAGAAGCGAAAAAAATAAAGATCTGCCAACTGGGGTTATAAAAGACGGAAACAAATACTATGCGGTAATATTTAGAAAGGAAAACGGCAGGTTACTAAGCACTAGGTTAGGATCGCATCACTGCGTTCATGAAGCCAAGAAAGCTTATGACGAAGAAAGACTAAGAAGATCGGGGCTTACCAAACAACATCAAGAATTTTTGGGTTGTACTTCCGAAGAGCCGCAACAATCCCCTTGAGGTCGGTCATATTTCGAGCACCGAGACATCCCGCTGTTCCATATGCGTTGCCATCGATGTGAATGCCTATTGCTGATCTTCTGGTCTTAAACATCGGTTCTAAGCCAACCCAAACGGGGCCAATGGCTTCGGACCAATCTGCTTCATAATTGTCTTTCCCGCCTGCAAACTCAATTGAACCTATTTTCCATTTTCCAGCAGGCAATGGGCGCATTGATCCAGGTACATTGTTCATATTCCCCTGTTCAAACACCTGCGCCCAAGGTTGTCCGCTGCGGCAAATGAATGACTGATCGCCAATGACAAGCTTAAGCTCTTCGCAACCCTTTGCCTCTTTTTTGCCCGTTCGGCTAAGTGTGGCAACACTAACTGGCGTCGGCTTTACAGCCTCGCCCTCAGGCTCCCAGTCTTCGACGGTCACGACGGCTGTGCCTGCAGAGGGTACAGCGGTCAGGAGCTTCACAAGGTCTTCTCTGGACTCCCACACCTGCTCGCTCATGACGTTAGCTGCGTTCATGGCCCTAAAGATGTTCTTTGGCTTATCACCGCTCTTGCGCGTGAGTGCAATCCAGGTTGGTGTCGTCACGGGTGAAGCTCCTTTGTCTTTGTTCCAGAGCTCAAGCTCTGCCTTGCGCCTAGCCACAAGACCAGCGAGCACCTTACCACTGCCACCCTTGTTGTACAAAGGCAGGGCTTTAGCAAAGCCCTCTAGTTCTCCTGCCTCGAGGCGCTCTTTCTGCTTGGTGTTGGGGCCTGCGTTGAACACAAAACTCGTTGCCGCATCAAACTGGCTCTGCGTGAGCTTCTTTGTCATCCTGTTGACCGATGCAGCAGCCACCTCGATGGCTGCCATGAGCTCCTGTTCAGCCTCTTGTCTTGTCAGGGTGTCCTTGAGGTTGATGGTGTGTCTGCCATACTTTGCTAGACCTGAAGTCCGGTATCTAGTTGACCCCCAACCTATGGTGTAGGGCTTGCCATCAAGGGAGCCTGGGTCAAGGTAGGTCTTGCAGTCACCATTGGGCAATAGGGTATGGTAGCCTTCAAAGAACTTGATCAGGTCTATGCAATCTTTGCTAGGCTTCACGTTTGGTAAAGCTCCTGATAGCTATGGCTGCGTTGAGTACAGAGAACACAAGAGGCGGTAGCAGTTGCCACAAAGAATTGTACTGCAAGGCGTTGGCGGCACCAAAGGCCAGTAGCGTCAAGATAGTTGCATTGAGCACAAAGGCCACACGCCTGGCCTTGTGGTAGCGTGAGGGTCCGCCTTTTTGTCCTGTTGGTACCCAGCCATGGATCTTGCCTCTGAGCTTGTCTGTTAGTGCGAACAGATGGGCGTAGTAGCTAACCTGCCTCAAATAGAGGTAGTTCCAGTCTGGCTTGTAGACGGACCAAGCAAGAATAAACGCTGTCCCAAACAAAAACGACGGTGCGTAGAACATGATGTTGATGGCATAGATCTTCTCTGGCAGGAACCACATCATGAACAAACCAGGCGCATGAAGCAAAAACAAAGATAAAGCTGTGGTGATGTAGTAGAGGAACCCTGATGAGTAGCAGACCTTCTGCAGGGCTGTGAGGTTGCTTTCCCAAAACTGAGAGGACAGCCCGAGGCTAAGGGAACCTGAACACCATCGGTACTGCTGGTTGAAATACTGGCTCAGAGAGTCTGGACACCTGCCCTTACTAAGGGCTAACGGCAGATACTCCACACGGTAGCCATGTGTCGTTAGGGTGTAGCCTGTCCAAACGTCTTCGCTGTGCTCAATCTGCACAGGGCCACCGATGAGCTCCATGGCTTTGCGGTTGTAAAGAGCGCATGAGCCAACACAGATGGGTCCTTGGTAGTGGTTGCGGCTGACCTGGATGACTCTGTAAAAGAGCTCCTGCACATAGCCAGCCCCTCGCTCCACCCAGCTCATCCACGGGGAGACATCGAAGAACTGCGGGCTCTGCACAATGCCTATGCGGTTGTCACTGAGCATGACAGGCATTATGCGCTCGATCATATCGGGCCTCGGGCAGAAGTCCGCATCGAGGATCAGGATGTGGTCGCCTCGTGTGCGTGTGAAGGCATATTTGAGGTTGCCAGCCTTCTTGTTCTCCCCTCTGTTGGGTCTGCGGATGTAGTGGAAGCCGTAAGACTCTGCTAGTTCCCTGAGGCTGTCTGTTGGGGAGTCATCAAGCACATAGATGTTGAGAGATGGCCACTGCAGTCTTTTCGTGTGGGACCAGGCGTTGGCGATGATGTGCTTATCTTCACCACAGACAGGCAAGTAAACGTCAACAGAAGGTTTAAGATGCTTTAGTTGGGCATATATGCGGTTATATTTGCTTATATCGTAGCTTGGGGAGAACACCCCAATGAGATACGAGACGCTGAGGTAAAACACAGTCAACGCAAAGAACGGCAAGTAGAACCATGTGTCCATCAACGTGGCTTGAAGGAACAGCACCATGCCGGCGACAAGTGGCATGAAGGACAACAGGCCAGCCCACACCGCAAGGCCTTTGGGCTTAGCAATGTAGGAGGTCAGCTCATTGTCATCAGGAGGGCAGATCACCAGAGCTTGACGTTAACGCGAAAGCCTGGCTCCACATACTGGTCTTGCTCTTCAAGCTTGAACTCGACCGTGGGACCAAACTTGACAGGACCAACAGTGAAGTCAATGCCATGCTGGCTTGAGCCCCAATGCTCGCCGTCGTCCTGGCCATAGCCGTTCCAGGTCCAATAGGCTAGGCCCTTGGTGTAGGCTGCAAAGGAGACGCCAAGACTAAACTTGTCCTCCTGCTTAACAGAGCTTGTGATGCTTGCGGTTGTGCCTGCAAGGGCAGCAGATGGCAACAACAAGGCAGAGACGAGTAGCGCGCGCATAGTATGACCTCCGTGGTGTGGAGGTCATTGTACCTTGGGGCTAGCGGTGGCGCAAATTGCGCTGGTGTTCTTGACGCATGAACTCAACGGCCCGCTTAAGCTGCCTCATCTCTGCCGTCTCGTTGCGGTGGTAGGTGACCTCTGCCCATAGGGCTATAAGAAAGAAGACGATGACCAGGGCTAGTGTTGCTAGAACCCACAACATCAAAAGGGTCCTCCCTTAGGCTTAGGGTGCTTACGGTCAGCATAGAGCTTGATGGCCTTGTTGCGGGCAATCAGACCTAGGTCTATGACTGACCGGCTGAGCTGCTCAAGCTCCACCCTGTACGGTGGCACCGATTCTATCCATACAATGGCATGGTCATTAGGCTTCTGGATGCAGAGGTCTGCATAGTGTGCAAGCTGGCAGTGGTAGTTAGCTGAGAACAGCACATCGACCCGCTTAGCCCAATCGGATATGGTCTTAAGGTCAATGAGGGTGCAAGAGAGTGCGTCGGTGTGCAGCCAGTCGAGTTTGCCCTTGAGACTAATGCCATCCACATTGCCGAAGACCTCCAGCTCAACAGTGTCTGAGCAAGGTGGGGTCATGGCGTTGTCTATTATCATACGCTCGAAGTTGCGCTTGATGTGGTCCAGTGCCCAATTGTGCTCGTGGCGTATGACAATGCTGCCACGGTACTCTGCGAGAGTCTCTGCCTCAGCCTTGGTTTGCTTGCCCTCTTTAAGGGCGAAGCTCTTGACGTAGGGCATCACGACGTCGTCCACGTGCTTCCAAGGCTCAAGGAGGGCACGGTGCACTAGGGTGCCAAACTCTGCAGCAGGGCTTGGGTCACGCTGCATCCACTCGGGCAGGGTGCCTGCTTCCACAAGTTGCCGCTCGAACCACCAACGCTCAAAGTCTGCGACCATGTTGCGGATGTCGGAGCCACCAAGGGCAAGACTCTTGCGATACTCGCTCATGCCGCGTCCTGTGGGTCTTTGGCTTGGGGCTTGGCACGTTTGAGGACTTGGGGGGTGTAGGGCAGCATGACCCTAAAGTTGCGATCGATTTCCCAGTGCTTGCCGTTGCGTACAGCTCCAACGATACGGCCTTCGAGCAGCCACCGGCACATGGTGCCGTGGTGGATGCCAAGCCTAGCTGCAGCTTGCGTTGCCGATAGCTTCTTTGTGACTCTCATCAGAAGGGTGTCCTTACAGAGACTTTCTTGACTGTGCTCTTAGCTGCCTTGGGAGCCTTCACAGACTTGATGTTGTTGTAAATCTTGCCTTGGTACTCACGCTGAGAGACCTTAGCAACAGCAGACAGGCCAATGAGCTTAGCGCAGAGCATGTCGCTGTCCAGGTCCTTGTCTGTGTCAATGCCGCCGATGGCAGCAATGCGAGCGAGCTTCTCTAGGCCAATTTCGACAGACTTTGCTGAGACAGTGCGACCATTGATGTAGCAGGTGTCGAATATGAGCCGCTCATGGAAGGGGCTGCCTGGCTGATCGATGCACCAGCGGAGCCGTATGCGGTCGCCCTTCTCATCTGACTCTGCCTCAGCTTCTGAGATGCAAACAGGGTACTCACCTTCGGGGATTGGCGCGTACTTGGCCGTTTCTTCTTCTGTTGGTTGAAACTCGATGACAGAACCTTTGATCGTAAAACCCATGTGCGTGCTCCTTTGTTGTGACACGTTGTGTGAATAGCTTAATGCTTAAGACTTGTCCAGAACTCTTGATCAGGGTTGGGTATTTCTTCCGCAATGGGCCACCTAGACTTGGCTACATATTGGGGCTTGTCTGTTGTGAGCAGCACGCGGGTGCCGTTGCCTATGGCCTTGTCGTCCTTGACGAGGACCTTTTGTTTGAGAAGGAACACACCGTCCACTTGGCTGATGATCTGAGGGTGCAGGTCCTTGTCACAGTCGAGCTCGTAGCGGTCATAGCTTTGTTGGGAGACGGGGTCGGTGACCTCTCTGGTCTTAGCATGTGCTATGAGCAGCACATTCTTACCAGCAGCACGGAAGTTGTGGGCAACTTGTGTGAGGAGGTTGGTGAACTCCTGCCGCCACATCTTTTTACTTCTGCCGTAGTCCAGAGCCTCAATGGTGGTCCATCCCTTCTCCTTGCAGAGCTGGTCGGTGTGGACACGCTCTAGGGCTGTGAGGCTGTCAATGACCAGTGTGGTGAACTCTGCCCCATGCAGCGTGTTGAGTGCCTCTTTGAGGTCCTGGCCTTCTAGCGTGAGGCGAGCCACATCAAGGAGGTCTGT